CTTAGTAAGTTTGTTCAGCTAAGCGTTAGGATACCTCATGGTACAATGTCTATAAGATGCGCATCGCTAATGTCAGGTTTTAATTTATTTGACTTGTACTAGATGAACGAGTTAACAGCATGTTTTGATGAGTTAGTTAGTTGTTTGGGTTTGCTGAGTCCGCTATCAACGCCAACCGATTCGGAGGCTTTAGCTAAGATAACGCATATCCATCATAAATTTCTCACAATGTATGTCAAGCTCAGGAATCCCTTAGCCGTTATAAATGATATGCCCGGAACTGTGGATGGAAAGTTAATTGCTTCTAATAGGAAAAGAGGTAGATCAGGATTAGGTGTATATCTAACCGATTTCGAACCTGTCAGTATAATTAGTAAGTTTAAGTTTTACACAGATCCAAGGGATTTTAATGATGATGAAGTTCTTCCATCATTACACATCCCAAGCTTAATAGAATCAAAAAAGAAGATGGTTCTAAGCAGACTAAGTGAAGGAAAGTCAGGTACACCAATGAGGTTATATAATATGGTCCCAACTATTATTATCGCACTAGGTGATAAGATCAGCTTACCATATGTTAGAACTTGTTTTGGCTTTTTAAAATGGATGTCATCTCAATGGGGCGAGAAGGGTGAAGATGAATGTGACGATCCCCCTTATGGAGCCATCAGAGTAACAGTTGATAGCATGTCGCCTAAAAAACTATATATGGCGTTGAATCTAGCATATATCATGTCTGATTTTGCTGAAGATGTAGTGCCCTATCTTGAAAGAAACTATATTGATTCGAATAAAATGGTGCATGAGATCCTCTCTGGAATGTGTAGCTCGCCAATAGGTTTTACGTTGAAAGTTAAAGGTGCAATTGGATTTGCTTATATGCATACTTCTGCGTTATCTGGAACAGGTACGAACATATCAGTAATCGACACACCTGAGACAATATATTATAATCTATATAACCTTAATGGTATATCCGTGAACGAAAACTTCTGGACTGAGCTTTATGGTAAGACTCATCAAGAATACGTGAATGATCTTCGTGATATGGGTCAGATTGAACTTAGTAAGTTTGTTCAGCTAAGCGTTAGGATACCTCATGGTACAATGTCTATAAGATGCGCATCGCTAATGTCAGGTTTACGTGCTATCAGCGGGTATGTTGGCACAAACCAAAATGTGACGTTTAAAGATATATATGATCACGCAAAGGATTCTGAGCTTTATAAAGATGTAGGCCTACCAGAACCATACTCTCAACGCGAAGATGGTTCATATATTGTGCCCTCAACCCCTATTTTACGCGATTTGATGGCTACGGTGTATTATAATATGCATTCAAATAATTCGAGAGACAGAATACTGTCATGGGATGAATTTGTTAAAAACATACCTAAAGCGCTGACTTCAAATTCGGCAGGAATAGGTGCCATTAAGATGAAAGGTAGAATTGATGGAATGGAAGTTGAGATAAAGACTACTTCAAAAGCAATCATTTATCCACTATCACCTGATCTATTTAAGCCAAAAAGAGATATGATTTTAGATGAAGATAATGTGGATAGCTTCTATACCCCATTCTCGGATGATAACCCAGGCACCATGGCTTCAAGAAGGGTTACAGCTAAACCTACAAGAGCTGTTCAGATGCAGCCACTAGCGCCATACTTATTAGAATATTTCCTATATGCACCATTATATCGTTTTTATATGAGGAAAGATACGAAGAATTATCTATTCCCAAAGTCAACCTATATCAGTACCGAGAATGGTCCTTTGATAGACACCAACTGTATGACATTAGGAACTGAATCTGGTAACCCATACATCGACCATCTTGACGCAATTAGATTGACTGGAAATGCGGCTCTTCAGAGTAGGTTCAATAGGAGATTGTTAATAGCAACGGATTATACTGCGTATGATGAGACAGAGGTATCAAATAATGTGAGAAAACCATTTCGTGATGGTATAATCTCTGGTTCACATAGAGCAGTACCTAATGGCAGCTACGGTCCATTTAAGAATATAGAGACAATCATGAAGGTTCTAGCGCCATGCAAACCAGCAGCATATAAGGTACCTAACGGTGACATTGTTTACTTAGACGGTGTCAGGTCGGGAGAATACGCTACTATGATTATAAACAATTCTCAGAATGCAGCGCTATGTGCACATGTAATGGAGAATGTACAGAGGATGGGATTTGGTAGCTATGAGGACATTAAGATACAAGGTGATGACGTTAGAGCAACTCTACTAATGAGAGACTCAAATGACGAGTTAACACTGAGTGATAGTAATGATCGTGATAAGTTGCTTCGAGATCTAACGATTGGCGTTGATAGAGTTACAGCGTTAGCCAGGGTTATTAAACATTGTGTTAATGAATGTGGTCAGGAGACTAATGAGATTAAGGGTGCCATTATGTACAATGTCTCAGACTATCTAAAGGTTAGGGTCATTGGAGGTAGACTATCACCTAATAAGTATGCTCAACTTTTCGGTAGCGAAAATGTCGGGATGTCAGATGGTCCTAAGAGTTTCATGGACGGACAGCTTCAGAAAGGAGATCTAATTGTATCAAGGGGATCAGATCCGAGAACAGTATTTAGATATGGTTTAATGCTACATCTTCTGCGCTTTTCATATCGTGTAGGAATTAAAAATTCTGATCCCGACGTATCTTTCATATATTATCCTCCGATATCATCATGGTTTACACCTAGTGCTATGGGAGGTGTCGGGAGAGCACCTTTTATGTTCCCATTTCCAGGGGACCCTGCGCTATCTATGTGGTTCAAGGATGATCCCAACTTGTACAACTACGTTTTTGATAGATCATCATCAATAAAACTGAACAAAAGTAAAGATTACGCGGATATTATATCAGGTCTAGTTATATCATCGGATAGGAGGAGCGACTTCAAAGTATCTGCTAATATTAGACCTAAAAATATCCCTTCATCAGACCTAGTAAGACCGTTCAGTAAAGGGATATCTGAGATGTCAAACTCATTAGATGTTTCGGCAATTAAAAGATCGACTGAGAGCATGGAAAACTTGAGAAAGAAGGGTTGCAAACTAATTTCACCTACCATGCAATATATGAATCTACCTAAGAGATCGATGGCCAACGTTATTAAGTCGAACGCCGACGTTATGGAATTTGCGTTTGAGAAGACAAAGACTATTGGTATTGACTCTTTTAAAATGAATAAAGGGTCTGGTATGGGATCATCTGAAGTATGGCTTAATACATTCAACAGGACGATAGAGGACATAGGTGACAAAGAAGTAACATTAGAAGGTCCCGTATGTTTTCTACATCCGAGAATATATAATATAATGAATAAGTTCGGCTGGGGTACAACGTCGACGATTTGCACGAGAGCCATCACATCCATTTTGAACGTCATTAAGTCTGACCCTCTATTTCCGAGAGATGTCACTGATGAGGGGTTGATGAGAATACTTTTTTCAACTGATGTACAAAATGACCAAAGCATCATACCAGACCTTTTATTTGCAATCGGATGCAGTGAAGATACGGTCGCGGAGGTTGTATCACTTTTTAGCGACTCAACAATGAACTCTGTATTACTCCAGTACATATCTGGTTCATATAGTCTTAATACTCCCATGTTTATATTAATGGATAGATCAGTCTCTAACGTTGGTAAATATGTCATTCCAGTAACAACAGATAAGGTATCGAAGGCTGCTTACTCCGCCATGACATCTTACTGGTGTATGTGTAGTTTTAGAGCCGATAGGATTCTCAGACTTAGATATGAACTAGGAACAGATTCGATAACAGCAATGAATGGTATTGCACCTTTAACGGTGATACCTTTTATACCTATACTTGAAGCAGATAGACTCAGAAATGAGGACCGTGCACCAGTAAACGGACCAATCAGATAATGGCACTGTAAGCCACAAATATATAAATG